GCAATGTTTATGGTGATGTTCTTGGCCATGTTGGTGGCAATGTTTATGGCAGCGCTAAAGTCTCTTGAAGTTGGAGTGGTAAATTATGAGCGTTATATTAAGCAGTAAAATGAAGACACCTGATGGCACAATACTAGAATCAAAGCATCGTCACGATTATGTGACCCATACAGATGCCAACGGCAAAGAGTATATGTTAGATAGCGGGTGACTCTACCAAATAAAGGAGAACACTATGGCAGGACAGACACACGGAGGCAAAGGCTCAGCGCCGCGCCCTACAAACAAAGCAAAATTCGAAAGCAACTGGGATGCCATCTTCGGTAAGAAGGATAAGGCCCCAGCTACAACCGAGGCCCCAAAGGCGCGCTCGGTTATCCATAAGCAGTCTGGCGTTAACCTGGGAAAGAATGGTTTGGGCTTAGTCCCTAGCCAATCTCAGATGAACGGTAGCACTAAAGGAACACACCGCAGATCCAGCGAAGACACCGAGAAGTTCAACTCAAACTACGATGCTATATTCCGAAAGGATAGCTAAGGAGGTTTGTATGAACCAGATCGAAAGAAGTTGGAAGTATGCAAAGGACGTTGTGGCGGGCAGAGTGGTTGCTGGAATCTTGGTGACCCAAGCTTGCCATAGGGCCCTCGAGGACCTTAAGGAATCCGAGGAAAACCCCGAGTCCACCTGGGTATTTAGTGCCCCCGCAGCTATGCACTTCCTGCAGTTCTGTACCTTCATCAAGCACGTTAAGGGCAGCCTAGCCGGTAAGACCTTCGACCTGGAGCCCTGGCAGTTATTTGTCTTTGCCCAGGTATTTGGATGGCGCAATCGAGCAAACAAGAACGAGCGGAGATTCCGTGAGGTCATCATCGAGGTAGCTCGCAAGAATGGTAAGAGCTTTATCTGCTCAGCCATGTCTTTATACGAGCTGCTATTCGGTGACTCGGGCGCTGAGGTGTACTCGGTCGCCACGAAGACAGACCAGGCGCGTATCGTGTGGGAGTCCGCTGGCGAGATGGCCAAGAAAATGGACCCCAGGCTTGGCGGTAAGCTTTCACAAACTATCTCAAGCATCAAGTGCGACGATAGATTCTCCTTCTTCAAGCCCCTGGCCCGAGACTCTAAAAGCCTGGATGGGCTCAACCCCTCCCTGGTAATTATTGACGAAGCCGGAGCCATCGAAGATAGAAATGTGGTGGACGTTATGACCAGCGCCGTAGGAGCTCGTCTAAGCCCTTTAATCGTTTACATAACCACAGCTTACTTCTCCAAGACAACGGCGTACTACGACAAACGTAGCTATGCTCAGGGGGTGCTCGAGGGCAAGTTCGACGACGATAGAATTTTCGCGATGATCTATGCATTAGACAATGATGACGATTGGAAAGATGAATCGATCTGGGTCAAAGCAAACCCGAACCTGGGCGTGAGCCTAGGTGAGGGATATCTTGCGTCGCAGGTAAAACAGGCCGACGCAGTTTTGGCGCAGCGTCCGGGCGTACTCACAAAGCACTTCAATATCTGGCAATCCAGCAGCTCCGCATGGATCGACACGAAGCATTGGCAGAACTCCGTAGGCGAAGTGGTCAGGGAAGGGACCTGCTATATCGGAATGGATCTTGCGCAGACTCGAGATCTCTGTGCGGTTACTCGCGTATGGGATAACGGTGGTGGTGAGTACTCAGTTGATTTCATGACCTGGCTCCCAAAGTCAGCAGTGGAGAATGCTCCCCCGCACGTGCGGCCTATCTACCTCCAGGCTATCGAGTCGGGCATCCTCATGATAACCGAGGGCGTAACGACAGACTACCGGGAGATTGAGTCTTACATCGAGCAGACTTGCCAGCAGCACGACGTCCACGCTATCTCCGCGGATCCGTACAATGCGCAAATGCTAGTAAACAATCTGGAAGATAAAGGTTTGCCAGTGCTCATGGTCCGCCAGGGTATCAGTCACCTGAGTCCAGCATCTAAGGAAACCGAGATCTGGATTACTGAGGAGCGGCTTATTCACGATGGCAATCCATTTCCTATGTGGCAGCTTGGTAACGCTACTGTTTACAAAGATCTGAACGAGAACATTAAGGTTCGGAAGGGCTCGGATACTAACCTGAAGATCGATAGTATAGTCGCCTTAATCATGGCAGTGTCCGCAGCGGCGGGGAATGCTGAGAAAAAAGAAACTTTTAATTTCGGTTTTATTGATTTGTAGTGTTGACTCTCCCTGGTGTGGGTGTATAATATCCCCACACTAAAGGGAAATCACTATGAAAACATGTAGCAAATGCAAAATCGAAAAGAATCATTCGGAGTTTCATAACAAGGCTGAAGCGAAAGATGGTTTTAAAGCTGATTGCAAATCGTGCGACCGCGAGTGGCGCATGGCAAACCGTGAGAAGCTTGCTGCTAAAAATGCTAAGTGGGCCAAGGAAAACCGAGACAAGACAAGGGCATCAGCAGCCAAGCGAAGAGCTGCCAAGATACAACGCACTCCAGCCTGGGTTGACCACTCCGCCATTGTAGCGGTCTACACCGAAGCCCGTCGCCTAGAAGCACTCGACGGCATCCCACGCCACGTTGACCATATTGCACCTTTACAAGGGACTGTAGTAAGCGGCTTCCATATTGCAAGCAACCTCCAGATCCTCACTGCACAAGAAAACCTTTCGAAGTCTAACCGCTTTGAACTAACTAACTAAAGGAGGCCACCTATGGCTGATAATAGAAGCCTGATCGATATGATCCTGGGCCGTAACAAGCCGGAAAGTCAGGGTGGTCCACACGCGGGTTATTTCTTTAACCAGGCGAGCTCCACTACTAAATCAGGACAATCAATCACAACAGAGAACGTCCTCAAGAACGCCACGGTCCTCTCGTGCGTTAATGTAATCGCGCAGGGCATAGCCCAACTTCCCTGGGAACTATGGTCCGGTGATGATAAGGTCCCCACAAACCAGCTCAACACAATACTCAAGCGCCCCAACAGTTTCCAAACTGGTTACGAGTTCAAGGCCGCAATGGTTAAAGATCTCCTGGTGTATGGAAATAGCTTCACCCGAGTCGTCAGATCACCCAACGGTCGAGTTATCGAGATCATCCCGGTGAACCCCGACGACATGTCAGTGAGCGCAAACAACTTCGGGATCCCTGTCTACAGACACGCAACCTTCGGCACTATGCTCAACAAGGAGATTATCCATATTAGGGATATCGCCACGCATGACGTCACAGGTCTATCGCGGGTACTCCAGGCAGCCGAGCGTATCGGAGCATTGAACGCAGCTGACCAGCTTATGTCTGAAACATTCGCGAATGGCGTATCAGTTAACTACTCAGTAGAGATGGCGGCGGCCCTAGACGACACCAGCCGAGAAGCATTATATAAGCAGCTTAAGGCTAGCTTCGGTCAAGGTGGCTCCAGGCGTGGTGGTATTGCGGTCCTAGAGGGCGGTAAAATGACTAGCATGAAGGGTTCTACTCCAGCAGATGCAGACCTCAGAGCACTACGTACCCACCTAATAAACGAGATTGCAGCCCTGTTCAGGGTCCCTGCGAGCCTTGTCGGGGGTGCAGCCGATGAGAAGTACAGCAACGTTAGCGCACGTCTTTCAAGCATGTACAGGGACACATACGCCCCGATTATGTACAATATCGAGCAGGCCTTCACCCACAATTTAACGACCGGCACCATGGATATCCGCTTCGATGCGGGCTCTATGATCAAGGGCGACCTAGCCTCCCAGGTGACAATTGCATCCACTGCAGTTGCTGGAAGCGCTATTATGACCCCTAACGAAGCCAGGTCCTTTATAGGTTTACCCCGTATCGAAGGCGAAGGGATGGACGAAGTAGGTAACACTGCAACGCCACCCGCACCTCCAGCACAACCTGGCGACAGGGAAGGCGAGGAGACCACCGACGACGGAGATCTAGGAGATATGCCCGATGAATGATTATGAAACTAAGAGTATCCCACAGGAACTCGCAAGCGGTAACTATGTAAAAGTGCGCAACCCAGTAACCCAGGAAGTTAGCCTGGTATTGTCTGCGTACTTCGAAAACTTTAAGAAGACTAACGGAGCGGATGATTCATGGCTAATGAAATGATCACAAAGTCAGTGGATTCCCCGCTGCTAATCAAGAAGTTTGATGTTGAGGCCGGAGAAATTAAGGCCTACGTTACCACCTTTGGTAATGCCGATCTAGTCGGTGACGTGATGGACAAAAGCTCAGCAGATAACTTTGTTAAAAACTTCAACGACCAAGAAAACGCATCGCTACCCATGTTATGGGAACATAAGCGGGACGAGATTATTGGAAATTGGACAAAATTTGAGATAGATGAGAAGGGAGTTATCGGCACAGGTGAGCTTTACAAAGGCGTATCCAAAGCTGATGACGTTCGCGTCTATCTTGAGAAAGGCGCGGTCGGGTCTGTTTCTATAGGCTTCAGATCTTCGGATTACGAGGACCTAAAGACCGGCGGCAGATTGTTTAAAGAGATTGAGCTTTTTGAAACTTCAATCGTTATTCAACCAGCCAACCCGCAGGCACAGATCGTGTCAGCCAAAAATGAAGATGGTCAAATTGACCTGAGGAACCTTGAGAAAGCCCTGCGCGATGCTGGCCTTTCCCGTAAAGAAGCTGTAAGTTTTATCTCTGCAGGTAAGTCAACCCTACGCGATGTAGCGGAAGATGAGCAGAAGAGTGAAGACGTACTTGCACAATTGATTAACCTATATAAGGACTAATATTATGAGCGAAGTAGAAATGAGCGTAGCCGAGCAACTGAAAGGCATGATGGATGCACAGGTAGCAGAGAAAGCTGATAAGGCTGACCTTGAAGGCCTGGTTAAATCTGAAGCTTTAGAAGTTAAAGCCGATAAAGCAGATCTGGAAGGCATGGTTAAGTCCGCCGACCTGGAAGCCGTAAAGACTGCACACGCAGAAGCATTGGAAGAGGCTAAGGCCGAAAT